GCCGCCGTAAAGCTGAGGCGATCATGCAGCGCCGGCTCCTGACTTTAGACCTTGACGACGTGCCGAGAAATGCGGACCCGTGGGACACGGTTGTTCTGGTTCTCGGCTGCGCGGCCGTTCTTTACAGCACTCATAGCCATCGGCCAGAGGCGCCGCGTCTTCGCCTGGTTATGCCGCTCTCTCGTCCGGTCTCTCCTGAGGAATATTCTGCGATCGCCCGAAAGGTTGCGCAGGACATCGGCATTGACATGTGCGACGACACCACCTATGAGCCGCATCGTCTCATGTACTGGCCCTCTGCGTCGATCAATGCTGAATACCGATACGAGGTCGAGGACGGGCCGTGGCTGAACGCAGACGAGCAGCTCGCTCGATACGTTGACTGGCATGACCCTTCCGAATGGCCGATCTCCTCGCGTCGAGCTGAGGCTTTACATAGGCTTGCATCTCACCAGGAGAGCCCACTCGAGAAAAATGGTATTGTCGGCGCGTTCTGCCGCGTCTATGACATTCACGACGCGATTGAGCATTTTCTCCCTGATACCTACGAGAAATATGACGACAACCGTTATACCTATAAAGGCGGCTCGACTTCAGGCGGCTTAGTCCTCTATGACAATGGTGTTTTCGCGTATTCCCATCACGGCACGGACCCAGCGAGCGGAAAGCTCTGCAATGCCTTTGATCTCGTCCGTATTCACCTTTACGGCAATTTGGACGACGACACGAGTCCTGGCACACCGTCGCACAAAATGCCTTCGTTTATGAAACTGCAGGACGAGGCTATGCAGATTCCCGAGGTTCGCGAAGAGCTTGCAAAGGCAAACTTTGAGCGCCTCAAGGACCGCTTTGATGACCCCGATGAAGACTATGACTGGGTAGGCCAGCTTACATGCAACAAAAACGGGAAGTTCGATAACACGATCAACAACGTACAGCTCATTATGGAGCACGATGCAGGTCTTCGCGGTAAATACTTCTACGATACATTCAAGGGGCGAATGACGGTTTGCGGAGATCTTCCGTGGTGCAAGCTCGCCGATCGAATGACAACGACCTGGACCGACACCGACGACGCTGGCCTTCGCAATTTCCTCGAGATCAAGTATGAAATCGTAAATACTATGAAGATCGGTGATGCCGTACTTCTCGCGATGCAGAGTTGTATGCGGCATCCCGTTCGCGAGTATCTTCTGAGCCTTAAATGGGATGGAGTCGCCCGTGCGGACACGATCTTCATTGATTATCTCGGCGCCGAAGACACCGAATATACGAGGACCGTCACGCGCAAAGCCTTGATCGGAGCAGTCGCAAGAATCATGCAGCCTGGGTGCAAGCACGATCACATTCTCGTCCTTGTCGGTCCTCAGGGCTGTCGCAAGTCTACGACCCTCGCCAAGCTCGGTAAGTCCTGGTTTTCTGATTCCTTCTATACTGTTCAGGGTAAAGAGGCCTACGAGCAGATTCAAGGCTTTTGGCTTATTGAGATGGGAGAAATGGCCGCGACCCGAAAAGCTGAGCTCGAGTCGATCAAGCAGTTTGTCTCTAAGCAGTCGGACAGCTACCGCGCGGCATACGCCAAACGCACGCAGGAACACCCGCGGCAATGCGCCTTTTTCGGTACGACCAACGACGACGAGTTCCTGCGAGACGCAACAGGTGGTCGCCGATTTTGGCCGGTTACTGTCACGGACAAGGGGCGAGAAACAGGTGACTACTTTACCGCCGAGATCGTTGACCAGGTATGGGCCGAGATCGTCATGCGGTATTCCGCGGGCGAAAACTGGTATCTTGATAACGCGAAGATTGAGGCTGTCGCGCGGCAGATTCAGGACGCGCATACTGAGATGAACGGCAAGCAAGGCTTGCTTGAGCAGTTTGTCGAGCGTCTTCTTCCGAAAGACTGGGCTACAAGAAATCTGAGTCAGCGGCTTGCGTACTGGAACGATGGCTTTGACGATGAAAAGCAAGCAGGAACTGAGCGCCGCAAAACCATTTGCGCTTTGGAGATTCATTGTGAGCTATTCGGCGGAACCGTCAAGGACTACACCCCGCAGAAAACTCGTGAGTACAACGCCATGCTGAAACGGCTGCCAGGCTGGAAAGCTCGGTCACGAATTAACTACGGCGAGATTTACGGCCAGCAGCGCGGCTTTGTTCGCGAGGAAACGGAGTAGCGAAATGAGTAGCAAACCGAGTAGCAAAATCATTTTCGGCAAGAGTTTTGCTACTCGGGGCCGTAGCGAGTAGCAAAACACAAATCGAATTGCTACTCGTTTTGCTACGGCTAAAAGCCAGTGTTTCCAAGCCTTTCATCAATTTGGTAGCAAAGTAGCAATTATACCTATTGAACCCTATGGATTAAACCTAAAAAGATATAAAAATTTCCTTTTACCCTTAATCCGTAGGGTACATATACGCGCGAGCGCTATTTTGCTACTTCGCTACAACAGGAGGTAGCTTTGAAAGAATCAACAGTTGAAAGGAATATCCGCCGACAAGTCGAAGTCCTCGGGGGCGTGGCTTGGAAGTGGGTAAGCCCTGGACGTCGGGGCGTGCCTGACCGAATCTGTATTTTGCCTGGGCCACATATCATTTTTGTCGAGCTCAAGCGCCCAGGCTTGAACGACGGACGGAGCGAGCAGCAGAAGAAGGTCTTTCGTATTTTGGAGGGGCTGGGCTGTCACGTCTGGCTGATTGACGATGCGGAGATTTTTCGTCAGCGGCTTATTGAAATCGGGGTGCCCGCATGAAATACGCGCCCTACCCTTATCAGGCTTTTGCTGAGAAGTTTGTCCTTGAGCATAAGGCCACGGGCCTGTTCCTCGATATGGGCCTCGGCAAGACGGCGATCACGCTCTCGGCGTGTGAGAAATTGCTGCGGGACTATTTTGAGACAAGCAAGGTCCTTGTGATTGCGCCGCTCCTTCCTGCGAGAGAGACGTGGCCCGACGAGCTGGCAAAGTGGGACCAGCTTGAGGGCTTGACGTATTCCCTGATTATCGGCACGGCGCAGGAGCGAATTGACGCGCTGCATACTGACGCCGATTTTTATATCGTCAATCGTGAAAATGTCGTCTGGCTCGTCGACTACTACAAGAAGAAGTGGCCTTTTGATATGGTCGTGATCGACGAGCTATCGAGCTTTAAGTCCAGTAAGGCGCAGCGCTTTAGGGCTCTTCGGAAAGTCCGAAAATATATCGATCGAATTGTCGGCCTTACAGGTACGCCGGCCCCGAACGGCCTACTCGATCTCTGGTCTCAGGTCTATCTCCTGGACGAAGGCGCGCGGCTCGGTCGAACGTTGTCGGCCTATCGCGACACTTACTTCATGCCTGGCAGACGTGGGCCGAATGGAATCGTCTATGACTGGAATCTAAAAGATGGGGCCCGTGAAGCGATCTTTGCGAAATTGAGCGATCTCTGTATCAGCATGGAAACGACGGGCCTTCCTGAGCGGCTCACGATTCCCCATGAGGTCAAGCTCTCAGAAAAAGCGGCGGCTATGTACCAACAACTTGAAAGGACTATGCTGCTGCCCTTTGCAGATGGAGACGTTGACGCGGCAACGGCTGCGATCTTGACGAATAAGCTCTTGCAGTTGGCCGGCGGCGCGGTCTACGACGAGAATGGCAAAGCGCAGATCGTCCATGACCAAAAGCTCGAGGTCTTAGACCAGCTTATCGAAGAGGCGAACGGTCAACCTGTTTTGGTGTTCTACAACTACAAGCATGAGCTTGATCGGCTGCAAGCGCGGTACCCTCAGGCCATTCATGTAAAAGAGGAGAATGTCGTCAAGCGCTGGAACGCTAAGGAGATTCCGATTCTTCTCGCGAACCCCGCAAGCGCCGGTCACGGCCTTAATTTACAATTCGGCGGTCATATCGCGATTTGGTACAGCCCGACTTGGAACCTTGAGTTTTTCCAGCAGGCGAATAAGCGCCTTCATCGGCGCGGACAAGCTGAGACGGTTCTCATTCACACGCTTATGGCAAAAGGTACGATCGATGAGCGTATTTACGATATTGTCTTACGAAACAAAGAGGCGGGCCAGAACGCCTTGCTTGAGGCGGTCAAGGCCAGAATCAAGGAGGTAACATGACGGAAGAAGTTTTACAGTTGCTATCTGACGACCCGATGGTCGTACTCAATCGCGGCTATCGCGCAAAGGAGCGTATTGCCGCAAGGCAAAAACGCATTGAGGAGTGGCGGCAGATCGCCGAGTCTATTACCGCGAATCCCGAGAACGCTTCGAGCGGCGGCGGTTACCCTACAAGCAAGACCGAGAATTGTGTTGTCGCGATTATGACGCTGCAAGAAGAGATCAAGGATGAGATCATGGAGATCGCTGACTTTGAGCGGCAGACCTCTCAGATCATCAAGGAGCTTGTTGAGGACCTGAACTTCAAGACCGTTCTCGAGCTTCGGTATCTCAGCTACCTGCGGTGGGAGGAGATCGCCGTCAGAATGAATTATACATTCAGGTGGACCCAGGAGCTTCACCGCAGAGCTTTACTCGCATTGCAGGAGGCGGCAAGCGCGCTAATTCCGAAGTAAATGCGGTATTATGATTATTTTAGGCTAAAGCGCGTTAATTCCTGGGGCCACATTGTATACTGGTATGGAAGGTTTTGGCGAGCACGGCCATTGTCCTTCCTCCTGAAGAAGAGCGGCTGGAAACAGTCGCTCTTTTCATTTTGCTGCGTTTGGAGGTGGTGAGCGTGGCAGGCAAAATGACTCCGAAGATGCAAAAGTTTGTCGATGAATACCTTGTCGACCTGAATGCGACGCAAGCCGCAATCCGTGCAGGATATAGCAAAAAGACGGCTTACTCGATCGGCGTTTCAAATTTGAAGAAACCCGAAATTCAAGCCGCAATCCAAAAAAGACAAAAGTCGGCGGCTGAAAAGCTCGAGATCACTCGAGAGCGAGTCCTGAAAGAACTTGCTTCGATTGGCTTCGCGAAAGCTACCGACTTCTTGACGATTCAAAGCGGCCGCGTTCTCATTAAAGACTCTGACGACGTGGCTGCTGATAAGCTGGCGGCTCTCGCCTCTGTCAAGGAGGGTATGTATGGCGTAGAGGTCAAACTCGCTGATAAGGCTCGCGCTCTCGAGATGCTTGGTAAATATCTCGGTCTCTTTGATGGGACGAATCCAGAGGGCGATACGCAGAAGAATAACCTCTTTGAGGCGATCGCCGGCGCTGCAGAGGGGGGAATCGATCTAAATGAAATACCAGAGATTCAGTCCTCGGCAGACGTTGACGCTGACGTGGTGGAAGAGACCTGAGTTTGCAGACTACGACGGCATTCTCTGTGACGGCTCCATTCGATCGGGCAAGACCGTCTCAATGGCAGTCGGCTTTATCCTTTGGAGCATGTACTCTTTCGACAATGAGAGCTTCGCCATTTGCGGCCGCACGATCGAGTCTCTACGCCGTAATGTGATCGTGCATTTGCCCTCCTGGCTTGAGGGCCTTTTCAAGGTAACTGAGCGGCGCGCTGAGAATAAGCTGATTATCTCAGTCGGCGGTCATAGCAATACCTACTACCTCTTCGGAGGTCGTGACGAATCCAGTTATACGCTCGTTCAGGGCATGACTCTGGCAGGCGTTCTTTTTGACGAGGTCGCGCTTATGCCGCGGTCTTTCGTCGAGCAGGCTCTCGCTCGATGCTCGGTCGCGGGGAGTAAGTTCTGGTTTAACTGTAACCCCGAAGGCCCCATGCACTGGTTCTACAAAGAATGGGTGCTTGCGTGCAAGCGCAGGAACGTCCTTCACCTACATTTCACGATGGCTGACAACCTCAGCCTTTCCGAGAAGATCAAGCAGCGCTACGAGGGCATGTACACGGGCGTTTTCTATGCTCGGTATATCCTCGGAAAGTGGACGAAGGCCGAGGGCCTTGTCTATCCCTTCTTTAATGCCGAAAAGCACATGATCGATGACGACGGCTCGCGCGGTCGTTATTACATTAGCTGCGACTACGGCACACTCAACCCGTGTGTCTTCGGGCTTTGGCGCGTAAAAGGCAATTCGGCCTTCATGGTAAAAGAGTATTACTACGACGGCCGCAAGAAGGGCAAGCAGAAGACCGATGAAGAGTATTATGCCGATCTTGAGGCCTTCGCAGATGGTTACTTGATTGAGCAAGTCGTCATTGACCCTTCGGCTGCGTCCTTCAAAGAGACAATCAGGCGACACGGCAAATTCAGTGTCAAGAACGCAAAGAATGACGTGCTTGACGGTATTCGCGATACTGGAACAATGCTGCAAGCGGGCTTGCTCCATTTCAATAAGACGTGTGTCAATACGAAAGCTGAGTTCGGCGCGTATGCGTGGGACGAAAAGGCTTCGAGCGACGCCGTGATTAAAGAGAACGACCACAGCATGGACCAAATGCGGTATTTTGTCCGCACGATTATGAAACGCGAGGTGAGGGCGTATGGCATTAAATAACCTTTGGGGAAAGCTCGGTGCATTTTCGAGAAATGTGCTTGTGCCTTCCAACGTGATTTATAAGAGCTTCGATGCGGACCCGCTCGTCAGCGATAAAATGTCTCGCGCCATTAGTCGGTGGTACGGCATGTACGTCGATAAGCCCGAGTGGGCTGACGACGAGGTCAAACCTCTCGGCCTTCCGCGAGCGATCGCGAAGGAGTTCGCGCAGGTTGTCTCTTCGGAGATGACGATCACGGCTGACGGTGGTCCTCGCGCCGACTTTATCAACGAGCAGTTGACGCGCTTCCAGTCGAACGTGCAAAACAGCATCGAGCTTTGCATGGCCCTCGGTGGTATGGCCTTCAAGCCGTACGTTTCAGGCGGAAACGTCTTCATCGACAGCACGAGCGCCGCGTCCTTTATTCCTCTCCGCTTTGACGATGGGGATAACTGCGTCTCTGGCGTGTTCAAGAGTCAGCCGGTCAAGGTTGATAAGAGTTACTTCGTCAAGCTCGAGTACCATGACTTCGCCAACGGCGTCTATACGATTCGTAACAAGGCCTTTACCTCTGACGAGAACGGTATCACAGGCAGCGAGGTCGAGCTCGGTCGCGTTCCCGAGTGGGCCGCCATTCCCGAAGAGGTTCAGATCAAAAATGTAGAAAAGCCGCTCTTCGGCTACTTTACGCCGCCTGTCAGCAATAACATCGATACCGCGTCCAGCTTGGGTGTCTCCATTTATGGCGGCGCGACTGAGGACCTGATTCGCGACGCCGATGAACAGTGGGCGCGTTTCCTCTATGAATTTGAGAGCGCCGAGCGTAAGATCATCGGCACTCCCGAGGCGATCTCTGGCTCGCTGCCTGGCAGTAAGGCAAATCCCCTGCTCGGTGATCGGCTCTTCATTCAAATGCCGTATGACTCGGACGACTTCTTCAAGGAGTTCTCCCCAGCGCTTCGGCACGCAGGTTACTACGAGGGCTTGCAGGCGATCTTGCGTCGCATTGAGTTCAATACTGGCCTTGCTTACGGCGATCTCTCCGACCCTGCGACTGTGGAAAAGACCGCGACCGAGGTCATGTCCGCGAAGATTCGCAAGTTCAACACAGTCAAGGCTCTCGAAGATCGCTTCAAGGCTGCGCTCGAAAACGCGGTCTACGGCGTTGACGTGTACGCCACTCTCTATGGCCTTGCGCCCCGTGGAGAGTATGAGCTCTATATCGACTTTGACGACAATATTCTCACCGATAAAGACGCCTTGCGTGAACGTGACCGCCAGGACGTTCGCGACGGCCTTATGCAGAAGTGGGAGTACCGCGTCAAATGGTACAACGAGACCGAAGAAGTCGCGAAGAGCATGTGTCCCGTAGAGTCTACGTCGGACCCCTTTAATCTCGGCTGATGCTGACGCCTGAATACCTGGCGGCTACTCCGGACGCTCTTGTTGAGCTTTATGGGAAGATCGAGCAAGACATTCTTGCGAATATGGCCGAACGTATCGCAAAGTACGACTACTACATTCCTGCAGTCCAGCATCAGCACCAGCGTCTTCGGGCGATGGGCATGCTTGAGACTGAGATCGAACAGCAGCTTGCCGCTCTTACGGGAAAGACTCAAGCCGAGCTCAAAAAGCTCATGGCGCAGGCGGTTGACGAGGCGCTTACCTCTGACGCGAAAATCTACGCGGCCGCAGGCATGGGCGACGTTGACCCTCTTGCGGTCGCCGGCGTTCGCGAGGCGCTGCAAAGCGGTCTTCGGCAGACAAGCGGAATCTTCCGCAACTTGACTCGCACGACCGCGAACACGGCGGCAAAGCAATTTGAAGACGCTCTTGATCGGGCCTGGCTGCAGGTCACGTCAGGGGCGTTTGACTATAATACCGCGATCAGAAATGCGGTCAAAGACCTCGCACGGACCGGCGTCCAGTCAATCACCTACCCCTCAAGCCATATAGACACGATCGAAACGGCTGTTCGCCGTGCGGTCGTCACCGGCGTCAACCAGACCGCCGCAAAATCGCAGCTCGCGCTCATGGACGAGCTTGACATCGATCTTGTGGAAGTAACCGCGCACGCCGGTGCTCGCCCGAGTCATCAGGAGTGGCAGGGGCAAATCTATTGCCGCAAGGGCGCTCACCCGAAGTACAAAAACTTCGAGGAGGCTACGGGGTACGGCACGGGCGACGGCCTTTGCGGCTGGAACTGCAATCACAGCTTCTTCCCGTACGTCGAGGGCACGCCTCGAACCTACTCGAAAGCTCAGCTCAAGGACTACTCTGCAAAGAATATCACCTACAACGGCCAGCAGTTGACCGAGTACGAGGCTTTGCAGCAGCAGCGCTATATCGAGCGAGGTATTCGCCGATGGAAACGCGAAGAGGTCGCTATGAAAGCTGCAGGTCAACCTACCGACGAGGCTCGGGCTAAAGTCCGTGCCTGGCAGGCCAGACAGCGTGATTTTATCAAGCAGACCGGTCTCAAGCGAGCCTCTTCTCGCGAGCAGATCGGATAGAACTCTCATAAACAAGCCCCAGACAACCTGTATCGAGTTTTCTGCCTGGGGCCCTGGTGTTTATACTCCTAATATTTGGAAGTCATACGGACGATCGTGGAGCTCCGTATGACTTCCTTTTATATGCGAGCCGTGGTTACGCAGGTTCGACTCCTGCAGCTCGCGCAATATCGGCTACCCGTCAGCCTATGAGGACGGGGCGGCAGGTCACGGCAACGACCTAAAAAGCCTAACCGCAAAGAAAGGAACAGTATGAAAAAGGACGAACTCACCGCTCTGGGCCTGACAGACGAGCAGGCCGACAAAGTGCTTGCTATCAATGGTCGCGACATTGAAAAGCACAAAAAGGCAGCCGAAGACGCGAAAGCCGAGACGGCCACCCTGCAGCAGCAGCTCTCCGACCGCGACAAGGACCTCGAGACCCTGAAAGCCGGCGCGGAAGATGCTGAGAAGGTCAAGCAGCAGCTTACCGACCTGCAGACGAAGTACAACGACGAGACCGCCAAGTATCAAAAGCAGATCGCCGATCGCGATTATGCCGACGCCCTCGAGACCGCCTTTAATGACGGCAAGATCGAGTTTACCTCCAAGGGCGCGAAAGCTGCGGCCTGCGCGGACTTCATGGCTACTCGCTGCGAGCTGAAAGACGGCAAGCTCGTTGGCTTTGATGATCGTATCAAGGCTATGCGTGAGAAAGACCCCGATTCTTTCCGTGCTGAAAAGCCCGACCCCAGCTTCGCGAACCCGACCGGAAACGGAGGTCCTGCGACCCTGAGCAGAGCCGCGCAGGCCGCGAGAGCCGCCGCCGCGAAGTTCGGACCTGTTTCTACCCCCGCAGAGAACACTAACACTAAATAAGGAGGATTCCATTCATGTCTATTCTGAAAACTGAGATCGGCACTGCGATTCCTAATTTCCTGGATAGCGAAGTCGGTCTCGTCACCAAGACCGCGCAGATTCCTCAGAGCATGGGCCAGACTGACGGCGATCGCAAGACCGTGTTTGCCGGCACCGTGTTCCCCGCGAATACGAGCGCTGCCACCGGCATTGTGTTCCAGGACGTCGACGTCACTGACGGCGACGCGATCGGCTCCGTCATGGTCGCGGGCCGCGTGATCAGCGACCGCGTGAACGCGGCGAGCGCTGCGCAGACCGCGCTCAAGAACATCGTCTTCGTCGGCGCGAATGCGACCGTCCGCGGCTATTCCGTCACCTACGAGAAGGACGGCGGCACGGGTGACGTCCCTGTTGACGCGACCATGTACGCTGACGGCGAGATCGTCCAGCTCTCCAAGAGCTATCCGCTGACGAAGAGCTCCAAGGCTCAGATCGGCTGGGCGCTGAGCTCTGGTGGCGACGCCGTTGATACGGTTACGATCGCGGGCGCGGACGTCAAGGTCTACCCCGTCTTCGAGGCCTAATCTAAGTAAGGAGGATATAACACATGCCCGATATTCTGAGAATGCTGTCCCAGGCTGAACAGCTTGACTTCAGCCAGAACTTCCTGATTCCTCGTCCGAACTACATCGGCGACACGATCTTCCCTGATCGTAAGACCCAGAACTTCAAAGCTGAGTACCTGCGTCTTGCGACCGGTTCTCAGCTTCCCACTATGGCCCTGGTTCACGGTCTCGACACTGAGGCGCACATCGGTTCTCGCCCCGCGCTGGAGCGCGTGACGGTTGAAAAGCTCTTCATCAAGGAGAAGATCAACCAGACCGAGTCCCTGCGTCAGGTGCTCGAAAACGGCGCGTTCAATGACAGCGCTCTGATCGACTTCGTTTATGACGACTGGGGCCGTCTGGCCGAAGGCGTTCGTTGCCGTACCGAGGTCGCCAAGATGGAAGTCCTGTCCACCGGCAAGATGACCATTAAGGAGAACGGTCTGAACTTCTCTGTTGACTTTGGCGTGCCGAACGGCAACACCGGCTTCGACATTGACGTTTCTACGCCTGACAAGAATGTCCTCGCGCAGATCGAAGAGATCGTCGAGACCGCTCGCGACAAGGGCTTCACCATCTCTGGTATGGTTCTGTCCGGTTCCGTACTCTCTAAGATGCTGACCAACGAGGGGATCTCCAAGGCCATCTACGGCGGCGCAGGTGCCGGCGCTATGGTCTCTCGTACGCAGCTCGTCGGCCTGTTCAACGAGCTCTTCGGCATTACCGAGATTCGTACGAACGACCTGCGCTACAACGTCGAGGGCAAAGACGGCAAGCTGACGACTCAGCGCTTCTGGGGCAAGAGCAAGGTCTCTTTCCTGGCTTCCTACAACGGCCTGCAGAACTTCGGCGTTGGCCTGTGGGGCGTGACTCCCGAAGAGGAGCAGCTCGGCCCCTGGACCGCGAAGAGCGCCGAGCAGTTTGTCACGCTGACCCAGTGGACCGAGCCCGACCCCACGGCTGTCTGGTCTAAGGCGTCTGGCCTGTTCGTGCCCGTTCTGCCGAATCCCGCAGGCCTGTTCATCGCCACTGCCAAGCTGCAGTAAGGAAGGCGGTGCGGTAAGTGGTCGTTGTCAGCTACGAGTGGTATAAGACCACTTACGGCGGCGGGCTGGACGAAGATACCTTCAACCGGCTCGCGTCTCAGGCGTTCCTCTTTGCGGACGCCATGACTGAGTATAGGCTCAGCGCTTGCTGGGCCCGTCTGGCGGAGTCCGTACGCACAGCGGTTATGTCGGCCGTCTGTGCGTACGCCGATCAGGCAAATATCGAGGAGTCCGGCGGTCCTGTTTCGTCTGAGACAAACGACGGCATCTCGCGAACCTATGTGACGGGCAGCGCTTCGAGTGCAGGCGCGTCGAAGAACGCAGGAACGGCGCAGGGCCGATTGAGCAATGCAATTCGGCTATACCTCGCTCCTACGGGTCTCCTGTTCCGCGGGAGGGGCCGCCGATGAAAGACTTCCTCGCCTGCACTGAGCTCGTGACGCTCGTTCACCACGTCAAGACCGCCGATTCTGACTTGTATGTTTGCTACCCCATTCAGGGTGTCAGTTGGTATGCGAAGACAGAAACGGCGGTCACGGCTGACGGCGCGAAAGCGGTTAACGTTTATAAGGTCCGAATCCCTGAGGCTGTTCTTCCGTCTTGCTTGCCTGAAAAACTTGACTACCTGGTCAAGGGGGAAATTTCAGGGGTACTCAAGCCGGCAGACCTCAAAGGCTCGACTTATTTCCAGATCACCGCGGTCGCCGACAACCGGCGCGGGACTCTTCCGCATGTGGCGGTGAGTGGCGTATGAGTTTCGGAATCAAGATCAAAAGCGTCAACATCACGCCGAGTAAGATTCTTGCCAAGCATGGTCTCGGCAGTGATAACAAGGCGCGAAAATATCTCGCGACTTCGGTCGCGAAATACTGCGACCCGTACGTTCCTATGAGCGCGGGCGCAGGAGCGCATTTGAAGAATCAAAAGCAGATCGCCCCTGACGGCAGCAAAGTCACCTATCCAGGGCCGTACGCCCATTATGTTTATGTCGGCCTCGCTATGGTAGGTCGAGCGCCAAAGAGCTATTCAGGCCAAGCGCTCAACTACCACGGCGCGCCGATGCGAGGTAAAGAATGGGATAAGCGTATGCTTGCGGACCGTGGGGGCGATCTCAAGAGAGACTTCGCCGCTTATGTAGGAGGTAGAGCAAAATGACGATCATTGATGGCGTTCGCGCCTGGCTGAAAACCTATGAGGGACTGGCCGACGGTCGGCTCAGCGTGGATTTTTTGCCTGAGGAGGCGAAGAGCTACTCGGTCGATACCGTGCCGACCACTGAGATCGTCAAACGCTACCTCGACGGCAGCTCTATTCGGCAATATCTCTTCTGCGTATCGAGCCGCGAGTTTTACAGTGATGACATCGCGCAGAATGTGGACAATCAAGCCTTCTATGAGGGCCTTTCGTCCTGGCTCGAGAGCAAGAGTAAACGCCGGCAATTCCCCGACATCGGTACGGGCCGAACGGTCCGGTCAATCGAGATCAGCTCCACCGCGTACCCGTTCGTCGTCGACGAGCACGGCACGGCGCGGTATCAGCTTCAACTCAAACTAACTTATTTCCAGAAAGGAGATCGCACCGTATGAAACTTTCCGAGCTGATGGCGACCCATACGCCGAGTTCGACTTTTGAGGGCTTCGTCACCAACGACGATTTTGTTCTCGCGATCGATTGCTCCGCGGACGGCTCCGCTACGGTTAAGGACTACGCGGTCGCGCAGCTTGGCGTGACCGGCCTTGACGCCAACCTCAACCCGATCACGCAGGACAAGACCTATATCCGCGCCGGTCAGTCCACCATGAAGACCGGCAACCAGAGAGCCTTTAAGGTCTCCGGCGATCGCTATATCGGCGATGACTTCCAGGACTTTGCCCTCTCCCATGCCGTCATGTACGGCACTGGCTCTGCGGTCATTCGCAAGTACGTCTATTTCTGCTTGCTGAACGGCAAGGGCGAAACCGGCGAGGCGTCCATCATCGTTAACTCTGACGGCAGCGGTTCCGCCGGCGAGAGCGCGAGCATCGACATTGACGTCAAGAAGGCCAACGCCGCGCCCGCTGAGTACACCTACTCCGCGACGTAATTTAAGAAGGAGGATTTGACAAATGGCAATGTTTCAGTTTTCCGCTCGCCAGGTCGAGCTCAACTTCTGCGATCAGATCAAGTGCACCGTGCCTCTGACCGACGAGGTTCAGAAGAAGGTGCAGGACGCCGCGAAGGAGCTGCTTCGCGTGTCTCAGGCCGCGAAGGACTCCGACAATAAGGAGCATACGCTCGACGACCTTTGCGATTCTGTGATGGACGCGATCGACGAGATTCTCGGCGAGGGCATGTCCGACCAGATTCTCGGCATGAAGGAAGGCTATACCTTCTGGGACGCCTGCGACGTGTTCAAGTATATCACCAACGAGATCAACACCGCAATGCGCGGCGTGGCTGCGTCCTACGCGTCCAAGCCCCCGATCACGCCGGTCAATCGCGCGCAGCGTCGCGCAAAGCATAAGAGACACGGAGCATGAATCTCCTAACGACCCCGCTGCCGTATGCGGTAAAAGTCGGCGGTCGTGAGGTTCCCATCAATACAAGCTTCCGCGTCGGAATGCGGTTTGAGCTTTTGGCTCTTGACGACCAGCTTACACCGGAGAACGTCTTGACAACGTTCTTCGGTGATAACTGGCCGCAGCCGTATGACGAGGCGGTCAAACAAGCTCTCTGGTTTTATTGTCTCGGCAAGCCTCACGAGAAGGAGGAAACCGACAAGCAAAACCTCAAGCCCTCTCGCAGGAGCTACGATTTTGAGATCGACGCCGATGCGCTCTATACCTCATTCCGCGAGGCCTACGGCATCGACCTCTTGCAGGAGGACCTTCACTGGTGGGCCTTCCGCGAGCTGATGCTCGGGCTTCCTGACGATACCCCCTTCAAGCAGCGCGTTTATTACCGGACCGGCAGCACGGAAGGCATGAGCGCCAAGCAGAAAAAGCAGTTTGAGACTCGGCGCGCAAAGTACGCAATTCCCGAGCGCGGTGCAGTCGATCACAAGTTGACTCTCAGCGAGCGCGACGCCGCGATCAAGAGATATGTTGCCGATCGTTTCAAGGAGGTTTATGGAAAAGGAAAAGCCTGAGCGCGTAAAGCTCAAGTGCCCTTTTTGTGGATATGAAATGCCTGTGTACCTCGCGCCCGACGCGAAGTGCGCAGGCGTTTTTGTTCGCTGCAAGGGCCGAAATTGTAAGAAATTATTCGAGATTCGCGTCAAGTAGTTGCCTTAGTTGCCGATGACGCCACTGAAAAGGTGGTGGAAACATGGCAAATGACGGCTCCGTCATTATCGACATTGAGGGCGATTCCAGTAAATTCAAAAGCGCTCTCTCTGGTCTTGGCAGTATTGCCTCTACCGCCCTAAAGGGTGTTACGACTGCGGTTGCGGCTGTTGCCACCGCCGCCGTGAAGGTCGGCTCTGGTTTTGAATCCAGTATGTCGCAGGTTGCGGCGACAATGGGCCTCACGGTCGAGGACATTCGCAATGGCTCGGAAGAGTTTGAGCTGTTGTCCCAGGCCGCAAAAGACGCAGGTGCAACGACCGCGTTCAGCGCGTCCGAGGCCGCTGACGCTCTAAACTATCTGGCTCTGGCCGGCTACGATGCTGCGACCTCCGCGGACGTTCTGCCTTCGGTTCTGAACCTGGCCGCCGCAGGTGGCCTTGACCTCGCCTATGCTTCCGACCTCGCGACCGACGCAATGGCCGCGCTCGGTATTGAGGCAAGCAGCGCAAATCTGACCGAGTTCGGCGATAAGATGGCGAAAACCGCCAGCAAGGCAAATACCAGCGTCGGCCAGCTCGGCGAGGCGATTCTTACTGTCGGCGGCACGGCGAAGAGCCTGGCCGGTGGCACAACTGAGCTGAACGCAGCGCTCGGTGTCCTCGCAAACCGAGGCATTAAGGGCGCCGAGGGCGGCACGGCTTTACGAAATGTTATTCTCGCTTTGTCCGCGCCTACGGATAAAGCCGCGGATGCTATGTCGGCCCTGGGTCTGGAAGTCTATGACGCGGCCGGCAATATGCGTCCGCTCAATGAGGTCTTCCGCGATCTTGACTCCGCGCTGTCGGGCATGACCGAGGGCGAGAAGACAAAGGTTCTCAACGAGATTTTTAATAAAGTCGACTTGAAATCTGCGCAGGCTCTTCTCGCCGGCTGCGGCGAAGAGTTTGATAACCTGGCCGCGGCAATCGACGATAGCGCGGGCGCCATGCAGAACATGGCCGACACACAGCTCGATAACCTGCAAGGCGATATTACGATTATGAAGTCGGCCCTCGAGGGGCTCGGCATCGGCGTATATGAAAACCTGCAGGCTCCGCTCCGTGATACGGTCCAGTTTGCAACCGAGCTCGTCGGGCAGCTCTCCGAGGCTCTCAACGAGAACGGCCTGGAAGGCCTTGTCTCGGCTGCGGGCGACGTGCTCTCTGAGGTTCTCCTCAAGATCACGAGCGAGCTTCCGAAGTTTATTGACATCGGCGTCAAGGTCATTAAGAGCTTGATCTCCGGTCTGCTCAAGAACAAGAAGACGCTCGTTGACAGCGCGATCGAAATCGGCAAGGTTTTAGTCAGCGGGCTCGGCTCCATTCTCGGAGACCTGACACTTGCGGCTCTTGAGATCATCACAACTCTCGCGGACAGTCTCGCGAAAGAGGCGCCCGCGCTGATTCCTGCCGCGGTCGAGGCGGTCTTGCAGTTTGTTGAAGGCCTTCTCAGCACAGAGAATATCAGCGCTCTTATCGACGCCGCGCTCGCGCTGCTGACTGGTCTCGTCGAGGGCCTGATTGCGGCGGTGCCGGTTATCATCGAGGCCGCACCCATCATTATTGAGAATCTCGTTACCGCGATTCTTGACAACCTGCCGCAAATCATCGAGTGCGCGATCACGCTCTTAAATGCCCTCACACAGGGCTTGCTCGACAATCTGCCGCTCCTGGTCGACGCTGCGATCGAGCTGACTCTCGCAATCGCCGAAGGCCTGATCGAGGCGCTGCCCGACCTTATCGACGCCGCGCTTGATCTCGTGGGCGCTCTGGTCGACACGATTTTCGCGACTGACTGGCTCGCGCTCGGCGCGAAGATTCTCGAGTCGCTCGTCAAGGGTATTCTCTCCTTGATCGGCTCGCTCTTTGAGGCCGCGGGCAAGATCGTCTCGACTATCTGGGATAAGATCACGAATACGGAGTGGTTCCAGAAGGGCGCTGAGGTCCTCACAAAAATCATCAACGGCATTAAGAGTATCTTTACGAACCTTGCTCAAACGGCAAGCGATCTTGTCAAGAAGATCACCGACAAGATCACGAATACGGAGTGGTTCCAGAAGGGCTCGGAAATTCTCACGAAGATCATCGACGGCATCAAGAGCCTGTTTTCTAACCTGGGGCAGGCCGCGAGTGACCTTGTCAGCCAGGTATGGAACACAATCACAAATACCAACTGGCTTGACCTCGGCCGCAATATCATCGAGGGTATCGCCAACGGCGTCTCGAACGCAGTCGGCACGCTTGTTCAGGCCGCGAAAAATGTCGCGAACAGCGCGCTCAACGCGATCAAGTCTGCCCTCGGCATCGCCTCTCCGTCTAAGGTATTCGCCAAAGAGGTCGGCCGCTGGATTCCTCCTGGAATCGGCAAGGGCGTTGATCAGGCCATGCCTGAGCTGACCGACGATATGCGCGCGCAGCTTCAAGACTTGATCGATGACGCGAATGTCTCCGTCGCGACCGAAGTCGGCGGACTCAGCAGTAAGCTCGCGCTCACAGCAAACTCCGGTTCTGGCGGCGGTAACCACTCGCAGACCATTACCAACGACAACGGAATCATTGTCTATGTGACCTATAACGGTGACGGCTCCGAAGAAGACGCACGCCGCGTAGGTAAGCAGATCGGCGCTGAAACAGCGCGCGAAATCCGAAGAAGGGGGCTTGCACCGACATGACCGGCGATAGCTTTAGCTTCGGCAGATATAACAGCGTAGACGACTGGGGCCTGATGGTGATTGCTTACGACTACTTGCTTCCTCCAAAGCGAGCTCGTAAGATCACCATTCCTGGCCGCTCTGGCTCTTACGACTTCGGCGCGAAAAACTGGGAAGAGCGCACCTTGCGCATGACCTGTACGCTGACGCGCCAAGTCACGAAAGCCGAGTTCCGCGAGATCATCTACGCCCTCAGCAAGAAGGCTCGGCTCCGCCTTTGGAACGAGCCTGACAAGTATTATATCGCCGAGCTCTATGACCCCGCAGAGGTCCAGGACTACTACCTCGAAACGGGGCGCGAATTCGAGCTTAATTTTATCGCCGAGCCGTTCGCGTACGGTCCGACGATCACCACGCCGCTTGAGAACGGGCGCAACAAGATCGCGTATCAGGGCACCGCGGAAACGCCGTGCATGATCGTCCTGCGCAACGTCTCTTCGAGCAACGTTCAAAACATCACAATCACTGCAACGAAAAGGAGTGACTAAGCTATGTATGCTTGCGACTACCTTGAGACCGGTTTTCTGAACGTCTTGCGCGGCGTCACCTTCGCCGCCCCGACAAAAGTCTACCTGGCCTTGTTCCTCAATGACCCTGGCGATTCCGGTACGGCCGGCACAGAAATCAGCTACGCCGGCTATGCCCGCATGGAGATCGCTTTTTCTGAGCCAGCGGTCTCTAACGGCGGTATCGGTATTCAGAATCTCTCTGACATTACCTTCGCGGCACCGGCTGACCCCGCGGGCACCGTGACGCACATTGCGATCATGGATTCTCTGGTCGGCGGCAATATGCTCGCCCGCAGCGAGCTGACCGAAAGTCTGGTTATCGGCGCGAATGAGCCGCCTGTCTTCCTGGCTGGCGACGTGCTCTTCTACCTGACCGGCAACATGTCGAACGCCTTCAAGACAAAGCTCCTGAATCTCTTCCGCGGCACGTCTATCCTCGGCATCTCCGCGCATTTTTCTCTCTGGAATGGCTCTCCCGAGGAGACCGGCTCCGAGCTTGCCGGCGATAACTATGCCCGCGTTGCGCTGACGTTCTCGGCACCGAGCGAACAGGCGAGCGGCCAGATGCTCGTGCAGAACTCGCTCGCCGTGTCCTTCAATCGTCCCTCGACTCCGTGGGGCGTCTGGACCTATTCGGCGATCTATTCTGCGGCAACGGGAGGTGAGCCTGTGTATTTGCAGGAGCTTACCGAGGCGATCACGATCAAGAAGGGCTATATGCCGACGATTGACGTCGGCGCGTTGAAGGTGGGATTGAACTAATATGTTTAGCTTTGACCGCTTCAATTTATCCAGGTTTTCGCTGGGAAGTCAGGACAACACAATTCACATTGAGCTGCTTCTCGCTGAAAACCTGGAATCTGTTGCCGGCGTAGCTATTCCGATCGAGACGACCGCCTTCTTCAATGACATCCTCCGCGGTACTGCGCGCGGCGCGATCGGCATTGCTTCGGCCTTCGAGTCGTATGCGGCAATGAACAGCGCCGCGCTTATGCGGGCGAATATCATCGTGAAGGGCTTACTGGGGGACACCTTGCAAGCCATGTCTGACGGCGCGCAGAACTCCATGATCGTCAACGTGCTTGCTGAAAACCTCGGGGCGAGCTCGTACGCGAGCGCTGATATTCTCTGGCATGAGGCCTATGCCGATGCGCTTACTTCACTGGCGAGCGTGGTTAAGGATATTTTGATCGACCCGTTGCTCTATGAAGTGCTCGGCTCGGTCTCTGGCGCGGGCACGCAGTCCACGGAGCAGGTCTCCGTCACTGTCACGATTCCGCCTGGCGGCGAGCTGCGTATTGACAGCGACACGTTCCGAGTCCTGCTGAATGGCGAGAACGTTCTCGATAAGCAGTCCGGCGACTGGCTCATGCTCTCGCGCGACCTTCTCTACCTTGACATTGAGAGCGCGATCGGCAATGGCTTGTCTGGTAACCTGATTTATACAGAGAGGTACTTGTGATATGCTTGAGATTTTTGATAAAAGCCGCAAGCGTATCGCGATCGCCGAGAACGCGAGCGGCGTAGAGGAAGAGCGCAAGATCAATAGTCTTTGGTATCTCACTTTTTCGCTTCCGTACAATGACGCAAAAAATGAGTATTGCCAGCCCTTCAACTATGTCCGCTACAACGGCGGCGAGCTTTATCGCATTATGCCGGTCGACGCAGAGATCGCTGAGACCGGTCTTTTGACCTATCAATGCGAGCATGTCCTCGCAACCTTGATCGACAACGTGCTCTTCGGGTACCATGTCGTAGGCAACCGAGGAACCTACACGGCTGACTGTATTCGCTACGTGCTGAATCGGCAGCGCGTGCAAAACTGGGTGCTTTATGAGTGCGACTTCGCACGGCAATTTGAATACGGCTGGACGCAGGAGACCTTACTCTCGGCCCTATTCTCGATTGCAACACCGCTTGCCGACTACATGTGGGTAACTGATACCAGCGTCTACCCGTGGCGTCTCTCCCTCAAGTCGATCGGCCTCGGGCAAAAGCCGCAGCTCTATGTGCGCTCGGGTTGGAACATGCTCTCGTATGGTTCTGGCAGCGACCCGCAGCAGATTTGCACCAGACTTTACCCCCTGGGCTACGGCGAAGGCGTCAACCAGCTCACGATCAAGAGCGTCAACAATGGTCTCGAGTATATTCAGAGCCCGCAGGAGTATATCGACAAGTACGGTCTTATTGAACGAATCTGGATTGACCGCCGTTATGAGGACCCCGCAAGCCTTCTCTCCGCGGCGCAAGTCATGTTGAACGAATTGCAGGACCCGTTACAGCAATTTGAGATCAGCTTCGCCGAGCTTGACGAATCCGACTACAATGTCGCGCAGATCGGCAAGCGCGTTCGTATTTTGCAGACTGAGCTCGGAACGCAGGTCGATACCTATGTTACCGAGCTCACCTATAAATACGACGACGTACCAAGCAGCAAGATCATCGTCGCGAATAAGAGCACCGATATTGCGTCCAGCGTCGCCGATATGGCCGACCGGCAGCGAATCGAGCAGGCGTACGCTCAGGGCGCAACGCAGCTTTACTCGCAGTCGCTCCAAGCTAACTGCGACTCGCAGAACGGCGCGGTCATGGACTTCTACCTTCCCGAGGATATGCGAATCGTCAATAAGATCGTCGCGAAGGTCCGCGTCGGCAGCTTCCGCGCCTACTCCAAGGCGACGAAGGCCGCCGAGTCTAAGGTTGTCTCCTCGACGACTGCTTCGCAAAAGACCTATTCAAGCACCTCGGGCGGCGGCTCTACCTCGACCACCTCTTCGGGTGGCGGCCAGACGTCGGGCGCGACGACGCTCGAGTCCTCAAACGTCTTGCCGAGCCAAACAAGTGGGCAGGCCGTGCACAATCATGGTCTTTCTCGCGGCGCGCGGCTCGCGACGACCAGTGACGGCAAAACCATTGATGGCTATGAGACCTTTGTATGGTCTGGCGCGCATGTCCATCCCGCGCATACGCATGAGATCGACGATCACTCGCACAGCGTTCGCATTCCAAGTCATTCTCACAACGTCACGATTCCTGGGCATAGCCATAATATCACGATTCCCGCGCATGAGCACGACATCACGCCTGGCATCTACTTCTATGGCAGCCCGAAACAGTTCGACCTCTACGTTAACGGCAAGAAAAAGACGACGATCGTCTCGACTGACACCGAACTCGACCTGACGCAATATCTCGTGGACACCAGCTCCAAGCTGATTCCGCGTGGTTCCTGGCTCTCGATCGAGGTTCGGCCGAATGATCTTGCCTACGTCAGTATTGACATGTTCGTCCAGGGCTTCGTGCAGTCCAGGGGCGACGCAACAGTTTAACTCTCAGGAGGTAAAAAACTTTGGAGACTATGTATAAGGGCATTCCCTTCTCTCCGCAGGTCGCTCTCGCCGACGGTATCGGCGCAGGCGACACCACGATTCCCGTCACCGATATTTCCGCCTTCCCCGACGCCCCGAACCTCGCAACGATCGGCACGGACGAAGACGGCGAAACGATTCTCTACACCGCGAAGACGACGGACTCTCTTTCCGGTTGTACGCGCGGCGTAGAGGGCACGGCGAAAGCCTGGCCTTCCGGTACCACGATTGCCCGCAACTTCACCAACAAGGACTTTGACGCCTTGCAGAAGAATATCCAGGAGGCAAAAAAGCAGGCCGATCAGGGTGTCAGCGATGCCGCTTCTGCGAAGAGCGCGGCAGCTACCGCGCAGAGTACGGCCAACGCTGCGGGCACTGCTGCTTCGGGCGCGCAGAGTACGGCCAACGCCGCGGGTACTGCAGCAAGCAATGCCCAGACTGCTGCAGATAACGCGCAGACCGCAGCGGGCAACGCCCAGAATGCCGCTGATGACGCGCAGAGCGCTATTGACGAGCACGCTGCGGATAAGCAGAATCCGCATGGCGTGACTGCGGCCCAGGTAGGTGCGGCGGCTGCGTCTCACAAGCACGGCAACCTAACGAGCGACGGCAAGCTCGGCTCGACTGCGAATCTCCCTGTCTTCACCGGCACGGGCGGTCTCGCGCAGGCTGAGGCCGTGCTCTCGGCCGCTGCCAAGCTGGGCCGTGGCTACGGCGCTTGCTCGACCGCCGCGGCAACGAAGGCGAAGGCCGTAACGCTCTCGGGCTTTACGCTCGTCACCGGCGCGATCGTGGGCGTGAAGTTCTCCTACGACAACACTGCGACCGCGCCCACGCTGAACGTCAACAGCACTGGCGCAAAGTCGATCTACTACAAGGGCGAGGCCGTTGCAGCTGGACTTCTCAAGGCCAGCTACGTCTATCTCTTCCAGTACAACGGCACGCAGTATGAGCTCCTGAATCCGGTCGCGCAGAGCGGCGGCGGCTTCTATCCCGCAATCATCGTGACTGCCCCCACAGGCTCCACGGTGACCGCCACGGATGGTGAGACCTCTCTCGTGGGAACAGAGGTAAGCGGAAAATGGACCTTCCAGATTCCATCCTATGGTGTGTGGAATATCACCGCTACGCTGAACGGCCAGACAGCTACCACGAGCGTCTCCGTCACGGAGGTCAAGCAGTACACCGTCACGCTGACCTACTTCGCCGCAACAATCGCGGTCACGTACCCCTCGGGCTCGACCTGTACTTGCTCGAATGGCACGACCACGCTCACCGCGCCGAATACGACTGGTAGCTATACGTTTACCGTCCCGAGCGCCGGCACCTGGACCGTCAAGAGCACGAATGGCACGGACACCGCCCAGCAGGCTGTTTCGATCACGACCAGCGGCCAGAGCGCGAGCGTGACCCTGTCCTATAAGCCGACTGCGAGCACGAGCGCCAAGTCTGGCGTCAACTATACGACCGGCATTTCGAGCCTGACCGCCGAGAAGATGAGTCTCTATGCTGAGGCGATCTCTCGGAACAGCGCGATCACGAACACGACAAGCACGGTCTATATCGACGACGGCGCGAGCCACTACAAAATCAGTGTTGGCGACTCGATCAATATCGCGATCAATGGTACCTCGTACGCCTTTAAGATCATGGGCTTCAACCACGATACCCTGACGACCTCCACCGCGTACGGTTCCGCGACCGCGACCGGCAAGGCCGGTATGACCTTGCAGATGGCTGACTGCCTGGCAGGTAAGGCGCAAATGAATAGCTCTAACACAAATAGCGGCGGTTGGGAAAACTGTGCTATGCGTAAGAGCAACATGGCGACTTATCTCAGTCAACTCACGAGTGCCTGGCAAAACGCCATTAAGCAGGTCAATAAGCTCTCCTCGGCCGGCAGCCAGAGTACAACGATCAAGACGACCGCTGATAAGCTCTTCCTCCTGTCTGAGGTTGTCTGGGCGACCGTACCATCGACCGCATCAAGGAAGGCATCGAAGACGAGTCTCCCTCCCTGAGCTTCATCAACAACCTGAATCTGACGTACAATCTGACGAAAGCGGACAAATATGTATTCAATGCCATTTTCCGTAACAACCTCAGCAATGCCCCCTACCAGAATGAGCTGAACAAGATGTGGGCAGTGGGCAGCACGGAGTCCATCTATTCGTACGTCAACAACCACACATCCAGCTACTCTCCGGCGCTCGACCTTTACTTCCAGCATACCCTGCCCCATCAGCAGAGCATCCAGGTGAATGTAACGGGAACGCTCATCCATACCAAGAACAACCGGAAATACAAGGAGTACAAGGACGAGAACGCACCGCTGGCAGACATCCAGACATTAGTGGACGGTGACAAGCGCTCCGTCATCGGCGAAGCCATCTATGAAAAGAACTTCAAGGAGGTGAAGCTGAGCG